GCGTCGTTAAACCATTTTACTTTTCCTGTTACCATTTTACTTTTTTCCTTGTGTTAAAAATGTTTATCTGTGTGTGTTGTTATTTAAGCCAACCTATCTTTTCACCAGCTGCTTTGCGGCGATCGTGTTCTTCTGGGGTATTAGGAAATCTCCAAGCCCAAATTGCCACAATCAACATAAATCCTGCTGTGCTTAATATGCCCACAGGCTTTACTCCACTCACATACATCATTATAAGGCTTATTGACATCATTGTCAACATCAAATAGCGCATTTTCTGTGGAAATACTCTCTTTTCATTCCAATTTGTAAGAAACGGGCCGAAGATTGGATGATTGTAGATCCAACGGTGCATGCGTTCTGAACCTTTGGAGAAGCAATAAGCGGAGAATACAATAAACGGTGAGTATGGTATACCTGGAGTGATTAATCCTATGTAGGCCAAGCCTAGACTGATAAATCCTAATATGTTCCAAAATAATTTTTTCATGTTACACCTTTGTTAATAATTATTATTTTTAATTAATAATCTAAATTAAAACCAATTATAATCTCAATCTTTACAAATGAATTCTTGAAATCTATACACAGCATCGTTCCAGGTTGATATTTGATCAATGCTGAATCTTACACTAAGCCCGCATCTATGAGATGCCGATGTAGAAAAACCCACGGCATGAGGTGTGCTGGTATTAAACAATATCGGAGAACGTGTATATTTAGAATCAACCTCTACATGTTCAATTACTGTTGCAGGTCCTTGATAAAATATACCGCTTAGGTGATTCCACGGATATGTTGGATATGCGGGAGGCAACTGTTGTTCACATTCAGAGACGTCGTACCAAAAAATATCACTGTGTATATCTGAATTCAATTCCCAGTTAACAGCGAATGGCACAGTATTCCATTTGTCGTTATACCAAGTCAGATCTTTGTGTATGAATTTTTTAGCTTCTTGATCTGATCTAGACGAGTAGTTTAGACTAAAAATAACAGCTAATGTAGGAACCAACCCAATACTGTTAAATTGATCCAATAGTTCTGGTGTCAAAAAATTTACAGTATCTTCGAAGAAATTATATTCGTTGTCTATGCACAATGCCAATTCATGATTTAGCAACGGAGATTTTGATAAATTTAATCTGTGATAATTGTTTGTGGTTGACACGGAATTAAAACACATGTTTTGTGTTATGCTGCCACTACTCGGTTAGGTACTGAGGCCACTATGATATCAGAATGCAAATTAACTGTAAACTTGCCGCCTGCTGCGCCGTTGAGTGTGGCTAATCTGTTAATTGGTTTGCCTACTCTAACAGATTGTCCTCCATACGGTAAACCAGGTATTGCATAACTGATATGTATCCAAACAGTATCTCTCACTAGATATTCCAACAGTAGTTGGTCGTATGGAATATTCTTTTCAATCCAAACAGCTATGTCATAATAATTGTGAGCTGACACACCCCTAAACTGAAGGTCAGCTGCTTGCCCTGTACCGTGCTGGGCCTGGCCCTTCCCTTGACGATATGAATTGGTGATCAACATGCTGGGATATTTTGCTTTGATAGGCTCGAGAACATTTAATGCTAACGCCGCTAGGTTGTTTACAATATTTTGAACAGGTAATCCCTTTACATTATCGGCTAACTGAGGAATAGTTCGAGGATATGTAACATTTTTTATCGCTTGTCCAAGTGTAAATCCGTTAGGAGTTAATTTTGTTGCATAGGTAAGATCACCTGTAACTGCTGCAACATCACGTCCCGGAACTGGAGTAGATGGTGGTGTTCCCGGTCCCTTAGGTGTAGGAGTAGTTGTAAGTTCTTTATGTTTTGCGGCAGTAATTCTACCTTCCGCTAAAAATCTATCTGCTTCTACCTTGCCCGCAGTGTTGTCATCGTCTCCTTCTACATTCTGTACAGCCTGCGTAACTGTGACTCGAGGTACTGAGGTAGCTGAGAACGTTCCTGGAACCGTAGCAGCATTGTAGAGTGCAATTTCCACACCGTTGGCAAAAACATTAAACGGATTATATAGAGGTTCCTGCCGATTTAAACTACCTGGAGAGTGTTGATGAGGTAGATTTGGATAAGGTCCTATTCCGCCACTTGGCCCAATATTAGTTGATTGTGGGGTTGGCATAATTAGAACTTAGCTATGTTATTTAATTTAGTATGATAATCTGTCAACGCTATAAGCCCTATTGCTCCGGTATCATCAACAGAAATTTTATACATGCTGGCTGCTAACAACCAGTTATAAGCCGGTATGGTTTTAATACCACCATTTGTTGCTAATGATTCGATAGATGTTAATTTTGTCGAAATCGTTTCCAGCGATGCTGCTATCCGTGACAAATACGGGGTATAGTCGATAGCAATACCAGTGTTAGCTTCATATAGATATGAGCTTGCCTGGGTACTGTCATTTTGATCTAATAGATCGTTTAATTTTGAAATAGGCATAGTATACTATTTAAGCCAGTGCGATCCCAGTGGTCTGCTGTAGGAACTGGTCAGCAAATGATTTATCTGTGGCCTCCACCACAGCCACTACACCTTTGGCTATTCTAACTTCTTTACTGGGATTCACAGTAAACAGATAGGGCATTAGTGCCGGTCCGTTTGGACTCATGGCAATCACCATAGGATGGGATAGTCTGTAGTGCATGATCTGATCTTCTACTAATTTTGCTACTAATTCTTCTCCGCTGGTAAGTTTCAGTGTGACAACTTCTCCAGCTGCTATTCCTTTGTCTATCAACATCATATTTTCCCTTCGCCGAATCCACCGGCCGTTTGTTCTAAATAAGTTCTAAGTTATGTAAACCCGCCGATCAATTGATTGTTAATAAAAATCTGGGGAACAGTTCTTGCGTTTGGCACAGCTTCTAAAAGTTCTTCTCTACTGTAACCATCTCCGATCTTGCGTTCTTCATATCTAATCCCTCTTTGTGTTAGCAGGGCCTTGGCCTGATCACAATAGGGACAATTATACTTACTCCATACAATAGCTGTCATTATGTTTCCTTGATTAACCTGTATACACAATACCGCCGTTCTTGTCTGTGACTCTGACCAGCAGCATGCCTTTGTTTTTATAACTCAGTGCTGCTGCTATGGCCGCCTGCTCATTGCCATAGTGTCCTATTGTAGTCCAAGATTCGTAAGGATTGTTTCTTTTGAATTGTGCTTTATACATGGTTTATTATATAGCTGGAAGAGCATCATAATCAAGATTTTCTCCCATTACTCCTATTACGTAGTTGGTGCTTTCACTTTCTTGTAAAGCCGTTTGTTTTTTGCTGGTGTCAACGTGTTTGTTAAACCAAGGAATTGGAGTGCTCTTAGGAGCACTTGACTGATACTTAATACCAATTTCTTTTAGTGATCCGACTGCTGTAAAGTCAACAAAGTCTTTTAAAATGTTAGCGTTCAATCCGATAACTGGACCTTTGTTAAACAAATAGTCTGCCCATTGTTTTTCTTCACGGATGACATCTAGATATAATGCATATACTTCAGACTCGCATTCTACTTTAGCTTCTGCAAAACGGCTATCTTCCTTAACCACTTGATTAATCAAATATGCTGTCCACCCCTTATGTAACAACTCATCTTGTAAAATTAATTGAATAATGTTTCCATTACCTATAAAGATCTTGTTCTCTACCATGGCCAGGCTTGTGGCAAATGATACCATGAAGCGGAATGCCTCCAGTGCATATGACGCATTCAGTGCCAACCAAATTGCTTTGACATGTTCTTGTTCGCGAACCATTCCCGTCATTTCACTGCTTAATTCTTTATGACAATTTATTCTGTGTAACTCGTCGTAGTACTTTCCTACACTTGACGCCATGTCTACGATTTCTTTAGTGTCGTGAATGGTATTAAATACTTCCTTGGGCACATTGTAGATGTTACGGATAATATGACTGTAACTCTTTGAATGAATGTTTGTTTCAAAGAATGTCCAGTTATAAACTAATGCTTCTAATTCTGGTAATGATACCACAGGCATAAAGATTTGGCTAGGGCCTCGACCTTGTAAACTGTCTAGTGCTGTCTGTCGAAGTAGGTTGCTGGTAAAGATGTGTTTGACCGCATCACTGGCTTCTTTGAAGTCATTTGAATCTTTGGTTAGACTGATCTCTTCTGGTTGCCAAAAGAAACCACGTGCAGTAGCTTCAAAGTCTGCGATCTTTTTATATTTTACTTCTTCAAAACGTTGGATGGTTACCGGACCTGCTGGGTCTAGAAACATCTTGCGATTGAGATAGTCTGTCTTTGTGTTTAGGTTGTATTGTTGTTTACTCATTTGTTGTGTCGTATGTTTGTTGAAAGATATCTTTCTTTACTGCGCCATAGTCGCCCTCGCCATGACGTACAATGTAATCGTTGCCTTTGGTATAGTTTAGATCACCCCATGATGTGCGTAGCACACCATCATGATCTGCAAGTTTTGCGATCTTGGGAATCTTCTTAGGTGTAGCGATACCATTTCCTTGATCGTCTTTGAGGTTGTTAAACTTCTCTGGAGTAATAGGATATTTCTCACCTTTTGGACCTGTCATGATATAATGTCCTGCTTCATATCGAACTGGCCCTTCCAGTGTGTCGACTGTTCCGGGTTCTTGGGCGATTTCATACTTTTCTGCAGCTGGTTTCTTGAAAGTTTTAAAAGAACCGTCCTTGAACCAGTTGTCATCTACCGTAGTAGATTCTGAAATTAAATCGATATACTCTCTCAGTGTCTTCATAGTTTACATGCCTCGCAATCTTCTTCCTCTTCTATCACTTCACGTTCGTTGTGGAATCCGTTGTAGTGAACTTCCGGTGTTCGCTGTTCTTGCCTACTGCCAGCCTTGTTGATCAAACTGTAGTAGAATGTTTTTAATCCCCATACATGTGCCTGCATCAAGTTCTTGGCAATCAATGTGGTGGGCACTTTTCGGTCTGCGAAGTGTGCTGGATTATAGAATGTGTTGGTGCTGATACTTTGATCAACATAAGCTGCCAATACCGCTGCTGTTTTAATATAGCCGTCACAGTCTTTCTGTTCCCACATCAACTGGTACTTGTGTTTCAATCTATTGTATTCCGGCACTACCTGTGTGAATGATCCTGCCTTGGATTCTTTAGTAGAAATCAAACTCATAGGCATTTCGATACCGTTCGTAGAGTTGATAACCACTGAACTAGACTCCACAGGTGCAATAGCCATTAGTGTGGCATTTCGCACACCGTGTAGTTTCATTTCTTGTCGGAGCGGTTCCCAGTCAAGTTCTGGGGCAAAGTCAGTGAGTTCGTTGACTCCTCTGGCTCTTCTTTCCCAAGGGAATTCTCCTTTACCGTATCTGGTGTGATCGGAATCTTTGCAGCGTCCTCTTTCTTTCGACAACTCGACTGTGGCTTCTGTAAGATAAAAGGCTTGATGCTCCATCCATGTTTTAACTTCTGCCAATGCATCCTTGTCGCCATATTTTATTCCCCTTCTTGCATGCCAATAAGCAAGGTTGGTCACTCCAATGCCTAAGGGTTGTATTTCATCGTTGCTGAGCTTGCTTTGAATACTCAAGAAATCTTGATAATCCAAAATGTTGCACAAACTACGCTGTAGTATACGACATGCACGACGCATGTCTTCTGGGTTACGGAACGCACCCCAGTTGATGGACCCCAGTGTACATAACGCTATGCGTCCTGTCTCGTCGTCTAGTCTTTTGAATGGACGAGTTGGTAGTAAGATCTCGCAGCACAGGTTACTTTGATATATGGTATGATACTCTGGATCAAATGGACCCTGCTCCATAACATTGTCAATAAACACCAAATAGATGCGACCTGTATCTGTACGCTCCTTGAGAATGCC